TTAGGCTGAGAGCCGCACAAGATTGCATGGAATGATCGGGAACGCTTTGGCGATCGAGAAACGCTCGATGTCTTTCTCGCGGCAATAGGCCAGCGGGCGAATAACCACGTGCTTGCCGTCGTCGCTCATCAGTTTGGGCGGCATGCCTTTCATCTTGCCGCCGTAGAACATGTTGAGGAACAGCGTCTGCAGAATATCGTCGCGGTGGTGGCCCAGCGCGATCTTGGTGGCGCCCAGTTCGGTGGCGGTGCGATACAAAATGCCGCGGCGCAGGCGCGAGCACAGTGAACAGGTGGTTTTACCTTCCGGGATCTTGTCTTTAACGATGCTGTAGGTGTTTTCTTCGACGATCTTGTACTCCACCCCCAAGCCTTCCAGGTAAGCAGGCAGAATATGCTCAGGGAAGCCGGGCTGTTTCTGGTCGAGATTCACCGCCACCAGCGAGAAATTGATCGGCGCGCTCTGCTGCAGATTGCGCAGGATCTCCAGCATGGTGTAGCTGTCTTTGCCGCCGGACAGACAGACCATGATGCGGTCGCCTTCTTCAATCATATTGAAATCGGCGATCGCTTCGCCCACGTTGCGGCGCAGGCGTTTTTGCAATTTGTTCAGGTTGTATTGCAAACGCTTGTTATCTTGTTGATTCTCAGTCATTTTATTTTTTCGATACTCCAGAAAGGGGCATTATAGGGGCAAAGAGCATTAAATAGCCAGCCTGTCATTGAGCATTGCCACCTGATCGCCGTTCATCTGTTCAATCCATTTTCCGTAGATCTCGTAAACCATCTGCGCGTTTTCGTGTCCCATCTGCGCCGCGATAAATGACGGGTTCGCTCCGGCCGTCAAAAGCCAGCAGGCGAACGTGTGGCGCGTCTGGTACGGATTACGTGGTCGAATACCTGAGCGCTTCACAGCGGCATTCCAGCGAGCGCCGATCGACGACAGGCCATAGTGCGGCCGCTGTTCGCCTTTGGATGGGCGCGGGACGAACACAAAGCGCAGGCGTTGGCGTTCGGTGCTGCCGTATTCGCGGTGATGATACGTGATCTCGGTTGGCCGATGCAGGCCGGTAAGCAGCCGCTGCGCGCGTAGTGCCTCCACCGCCGGCGCGAGTAGCGTTACCGTACGAAAACCTGCCCGCGTTTTTGGCGGCCCGAATTCGCCCAGGGACGTTAAATTTCTGCTCACCCGTAATTCACCTTTGTCCAGGTCGATATCCTCCCATGCAAGGGCGGCAAGCTCGCCGTGGCGCAGCCCGGTCAAAATGGCGATTGTCCACATAAAACGGCGCTGGCCATCCAACGCCATTACCAACTGATCGTACTCATCACGGAGCAGCGGATCCGGTTTCGTGTTCGACCGCTTCAATTTCTTCACGTCTTCATAGGGTTTAGTGGTGATAAACCCCGATCGGTATGCAAAGCGCAGTACAGAGCAGAGCATCCCAATATAGTCGTTGACTGTACGCACCGTGCGCCCGTCTTTGTTGCTGCGCAGGTCTTCCTGGTAGAACGTGCGTCCGTGCAGCAAGGTATTCCGAAATCCGAGAATGTCGTTATGGTTTATGGCTGAGATGTCTCGATCGGGGCCGACGATAAATTTAAGGGTATTCATCTGCGATCGGGTTTTTCGCATGGTGTTTTTTGTGAGCTCTGGTTCGCGGTTTTCGAGCCAACAATCCACCAGTTCGCCGAAGGTGTTCACCTGGCGAACTGGCGCGGTGCCGCCGGCACGCTTTGATGTTGGGAACCGGGTAGCGTAATTGAACTCCCCGAGATGGATCTCGCTCAGAATCAATGCCCTGAAATTAGCGGCACGCTTGATATTGGCCGGGGTTATCTCCCAGCCTTTAAGAGATTCCCGGCAACGCTGACCGCGATACATAAACCAGACAACAAGTTTTTTGCCTCTGATTTCGACGCCGGTTGGTAGTGTTGCCATCATGCATCCTGTATAAGTTGATTTATTCGCGGGTAGTTGTACCAGGTGATGCCTCGCACCGCGCGTTGACCGGTGGAGGTCACCCGTTTGAAATGAACCCCTTCGATCCAACACCCTTGGCGATATTTTTCTATTTGTCGATCGCTAAGGCCCGTCTTTGTTTTAAGCCTATCTTCAGCAACCCACTCTTCATTAAAGATCACTTGCGGCATACTTCACCTCATGACCGGCCAGCAGATTATCGTGCTGGCCGTTACTATTTTGATTTTCGAAAATCATTTCTCCGGCCGGTAAACGTCGCCGCAGTAAAGAACGGCGCGCGGGCGGCGCAATTGGATTACCTCTTTCACCTGCTCGCATTCAGCCTGGCTTGAGTAAACCCGTTCAGATACCGGCAGCGCGTCGCACGCATCGTGGCCACACGGGCTTACCAACAGGAGGAAGCCGATAAGTGTCAGCATGCCGCCTCCACCGCCGGCGACAGGTCATCGATCGCCTGCTGATAGCGCTGAACCTCATCAGCGCTCAGGAACCGCGCGGAGCGATGCAGAAGGGCGCCCAGCTCTGCCCGTTCCTGGCTTGTGGTGCCGCCGTTCTTGCCGGCCGCATCGATCGACGCACCCAGGCCGGCAATCGCGTTAAGGCGGTGGTGCTGCTTCACGATTTTGTTTTTCAGCTCGGTGTACAGGGTGATCCCCAGCTGCGCTTTCAGTTCTTCAACTGAGGCGCGCAGGTCCGTCGCCTGTGCGGTGGTGGTGATCTTGTCGATGCTGCCGCGAATATCCTCAGCAATATTTTCAGGCTCTGAATTTTCAGTAACTGGCTCCGGCGCCTTATCAGCCGCCTCGATCAGTTGGCCGGCGCTTACGCGGGTGTCCGGCGTGACGTCTTTCTCTTTATGCCAAACCATCTCTTGCCCGCGCTCGAGCATTTCCATGATCTCGGAGTTATTCGGCAGCCGCCGACACAGGCGGTGCATGACGGATTTACGGGACATGGACTCGAACCAGCTCACCCACGGGCCACTGTCGCTGTTCTTGCTGGCCGCGCGAACCTTCTCAATGTCCTGCAGGTTCATCACTTCAAATTGCAGTTCGCCGCTGCGCATCTTGGCGTACGCGAACGCGCCGATCATCTCCCCGCGGTCGAGCAGATTGGGTTCGTAGAACACGTGTTCGCCGTCCTCATCCATCCATACCCGGAATTTATCGTTAGCGTACAGCGCGCGGGCTGCGATGATAGAAACCTCGCCTGACTGGCGGGCGCGCTTCATCACGCCATCGATCATCGGCAAATACTGCGCTCGAGGGATCCACTGACCATCGGCGTTTTTCGTCTTGTAAACGACAAGGGCCGCCTCGCGCCCATCGGGGATCAGCCCGTCTTTAGCACAGGATGACAGGGCGTTAATCACGCTCTGGCGGTCGGCGCCAAACAGGTCTTTATTGTTGGCCAGCGCCACGGCGGCGGCGCTGGTAAATTTTTCAAAGCTGACGTGGCTCGGCAAAATCTCTTTTGCCGGTGCCAGCTGTTCCGCCAGGTCTTTCTGGATCAGTGCAAGTTGGTTGCTCATTGGTATGCTCCTAGGCTACGCGCAGCGCTTCCATGCGGCGCTGGTCAAAGTCATTAATGTCGTCCACGATTTCTTCTGTGATTGGTTCTGGCCACACGCCGGTATCCTGTGCCTGTTTGATATCCCGCAGGGTTTTGCGGTACTCAAGGCGGCCGAGCTCGAGCAGGTCAGCGGAGGCCTCAACGATGGCGATCCAGTGGTAGTGCTCATCCTTGTTGACGAATATCCAGAAGAACTGATCCAGCGCCGCCACATCGCAATACATGCCCGCGCTCAGGTGGTAATCGCGCTCGATGATTTCACGGTGCAGGCGGGCGCGCAGGGCGCTTTGCTTGACGTTACCCATGCTGACGGTTTTAAGGTCAAAGCCGGTACGCAGTCCGCCGGCCTCAATCTCAAGATCGGGACGTACGCGCAGCTCGAGGCCGGTTTCTTCATCGATGCCGAAATAGCTCACCTCAACTGCGCGTTGTGGGTGCTGCAGCAACTGCCCGGCCGATGGGTGGGTGAACAGGGCGCGCTGAATTGCCTTGGCGTGTTTCATCTGCGCCTGCGTGATCGCCTGGCGCTGGTCGTTGTTATTTTTCCATGCGCTGATCACTTCGTCGGCGAATACCGCCGTTGGCAAAATCGTTTTGATCCGCGCGGCCATCTCCTCTTTGCTGCCGCTGACCGGCAACGGCGCCGGAATCGCGCGCTCTTTCTCGACAAACTCCGGATCGATGGTCGCCAACTGTTCCAGCAGTGCGTCGCGGCCGCCGGTGGTTTTCAACGGCGCCGGCAGGGTGGCGTTGTACTCTTTGATGCAGGCTTTCATCGCCGTGGCGGTGATTTTTGCGTCCTCTGGGATGCTCTGAAATTCCGGCGGCAGCAGCATATAGAACTGGCCGATTTCGTCAGCGTTGCCGCCCAGCGCATACGGCGCTTGCAGGGTGGCGTTATGCTTCTCGATCACGGCGCGCAGCATATCGGCGTCGGTCTGTTTCGGCAGGCTGGCGTTGTGCTGTTCGATAAATGCGCGCATCGATGCTGTATCTGTGAATGCCCCATCGGGGATCACAGGCTCAACGCTGAATTCCTCGTCCAGCTTTTTCGGGCTCGAGCGCCAGCGCGTGAACCAACGATCCGAACGTCAGCGCATCGGTGCGCTCGCGCTGTATGGTTTTGATAACGTGGCGGCCGTGGTAATACATCAGGCTGATCCGCGCGTCCTTTGCCATCGTGCTGCTGATGCCGTTGGCGCTGTGATAGACCTCGTTCGGAATATCCAGATAGCGCCCAGGCTCGAAGTATGCCGGGGCTGCCGGTTCTTCCCGGCGCGGTGCGTCGACGACTGCCGCGGCAGCCTCGTTCTGTACTTCGACTGGCGCCGCGGTATCGGCGTTCTCACCTGACACTCCGGCCGTTTCCGTAGACGAATCCAGGAACTCGCGAACATTGTCGCCGGTTGTGGCGTCCGCAGCGTCGACCTTGGCCAGCGGCGATGCGGCGAACATTTCGGCCGGGTCATAGCTAAAGTGCCCGCCACCCATACTGCGGAGCTCCCCGGGTTGCTGCTGCGCGACTTCCGTTTTTACGCCCTCATTTGAGGCGTCAACCCGCTCGGGCGCAGGGTTTTCCTGCTGCAGCGCGCCGCTGGCGCTTGCGTCGGTGGTTGTAGCCAGTTCCTGATATTTTCTCTCTGATTCCCCGGCGCGCTTCCTGCAGATAGAACTCCACGCGAGAATCGATATAAGCAACGCGCGGATCCTTTTCATCCTGCCAATTTTCCAGAACGTCGCAGGTGAGGTGATGAACATCATCGGCAACCAGCTGGTTGAATGGATCGCACGGTTCGATCTCCTTGGCCAGCAGTCGAGCGATGGAGCCGTGCGAAACGTCTCCGATGGCAGTAATCAATTCTGCAACGTCGCGTTCATCCATAACACCAGTCGTTCCGGCCAGCGCCGCACGTATTTCAGCCCGAAGCCATGCGCGGCGCTCGGTCTCGAACTCGGCGACCACGTCATCTTTTTCACCCTGATTTGAGGCCGTTTGTTGCGCTTCGGCGCCAGTTTGTTGCACGCTTTCCGCGTTTTGTTGCGCAGGTTTACCATCGACTTCGATCAGATTGGCGTTGATGTAGCTGCGCAGCGCACCGGGGGTAACGTGCAGGTTTTCTTCGGCCCCGCGGATTAGTGCAACAATCGCCTGTCGGGAGAACTGCAAAACGCCAGGCGTGGCGCTGAGCTGCTCATTCCACGCTTTCAGCGCCGCATCGTTGCGTTTTTTCATCTCGGTGACCGCGCGGATGATGGCGCCCGGCGGGTTTGAAATGTCGAAATCAGACGGATACAGCGCGCAGCCGATTACGGTTTCCAGCACCTGCAGAGAGTCGATCGGCGTGCCGGTTGCCGGTTCGACGCCGTTTGTGAGGATTGCGCCGGATTCGGTGCGCAATGACCCCTCAGGCGCGGTTTCGGCTGGTTTGGCGCCGCCGGCCGCTGAGGTTTGCCACTTCGTGATAACGCCCGCGCGCTGTTCTACCTTAGCATCGAGGTATTCGGTGGCGAATTGGCGCAGTTTGCCCAGCTCCGGCACTTTGCCGAATGGTGGCCAGATGGCTTTCATTCCCGAGATCGCAGTGATCGGCATTTCCGGGTAAAGGGTTGCGTATTGCTTGAGGCTGGTCAGCGCCAGAATGACGTATTGCGGGTAGCGCTGCGTATCGTCCATCACCAGAGCTTTGGCCGCAGCCAATTGCTCGTCGTTCAGCTTCAGGCAGTTATTGCCGTAAAGCCACGCCGCGGCGATCACGGTGTGCTTGTCGAGGCTCGATGCGAAGTATTCACCTGCTGTTTTCTGCTGCTCCTGCACCACCTGCGTTTTTTCAGTGGTCCTGCTGTTTTCTGCTGCGCCTGCACCACCTGCAGGTTTTGTCATGTAGGGATACAGTTTCGGGAATGCCACGGACGGATCGAGCGTGTCGCGCGGCACACAGGTTTTGCTGGCGTCGCTTTCCAGCGCCCAGGTAAGCCAGAATGTTTCGCTGAATTCGCCCTCGGCGGGCAGTTCGTCCACGACTGGAAAATTGATGCGTACCGGCGCGAAGTAGTCGGCTTTTGAATGGCCAGCTTCCATGAAGAGAAAATCACGTTTTGTCTCCGCGTGATCGTCAGACTTTGCCTCAAAGTACGTAAAAAGATGGTTTTTCCCAGATTTCTGTTTTGCCCTGTAAAGATAGGCTGCAACATTTTGCATTGTGTAGTTCTCCTAGGTTTAGGTACAATGCCAGCCGATCAGTGATCTGCTTCGGTTGGTCATTGGTTATGCTCCGGTTATTGGGGGTGGTTCCCCGGTAACCCGTCGCCGGGACGTAAAGCCGGTAGACTGGCCCGCCTTGTGCGGGCCTTTTTACTTTCTAATCGCAATAACTGCGGTTGCAGTGTGGGCAGTAAATAACATGGGTGTTTTTTGCTTCGTCCAGCGAAATACCGGTTTCATACCCACGCAATCCGTGTTGCTGGTAAATATCTTTTTTGCAACGAAAACAAATTCCATCGTATGGCGCGAAATGTGGAACGTGTTTATTGTTGCAATATTCCACCTGTGCCTTTCGTGCCGCGACAGGGGAAAATAACTTTTCCATAAATAACCTCTCGTGGTGATTGATATTGAAATGCGCCCTGCGAATTGACGCCCCGGAAGGGAAACGCTTGACGCATTTCAATATTCTAAAAAGCCCCGCCAGCAACGGCGGGGAAGGCTACACACAGCAATCAATCATCGCTTGCGAGCATGGCTAGCAACGCCAGCAGGAGCAGCTTTTTCGGGGATGGTCGCCCCTTGATGCTGAACTCTGTGGCGTACTCACTGCCTACGTTAAAATGCGTACGTACCGCAGCATCAATGGCACATTTCGGGCAATCATAATCACCTACGTTGGCACCTTTTGAATTCACGAGAGAGTGCGGTTTTTCTTTATTATCGGTATTGACGATATAACCGATGGTTTCGCCGTCAGTCATAATTTCCACTACGGTTTTGTGCGGCAGGTTTAATTTGATTTCGATTGATTTGATCATGGTTATGCTCCGTTTTTAGGTAATGGGACCCCGCGGCTGATTAATTCAGCCGATAGGGTGTTGCTAATTTAAATATCAGTGCGTGCCAGCTGGCTCGAATTCCGGCGGGATCCGCAGGGATTCAAAAGGGCGCTTGATGGCCCGGAGGTTGCCGACCGGTTCGAACCGGTAGCGGCCGCGGATGTAATCGAATGATGCCACCCACGGCGCGCCGGTGCGCGTGTTGCGGAGGCTGACGGCCTTACCGCTGTTTGGGACGATCTTGCTCATGATTGCCTCAGTGCGCCCCGTAGGGCGCGGTGGGTGTTAGAACGTTAAGTTGCGAATCAGAGGCGCTGCCGTTGAACCGCCGCTCATCTGCACGCGAACACGGCTTATTGACGGCTTGGCGCGTTCTTCGCCGGTGTAGCTATTGAATGTGCATGGCCCCAGCACCAGGCGGGGAACTCCGCGAAGAATTACGGTTTCACCGGCTTTTGGATGCTTGCGATATGCCTTGCGGCGTTGTGCTGCGTTCATCGTGTAACCCTCTGCTGTGGTTGGTCATTGGTTATGCTCGCCGTCTTTCCGGCTGTCAGAACGTCGTACCTGCTGCGCGCATGTCTCTGTCATCTCACCCGGTGTTTCATACGCTCGCCGGTAGCTACTTCGTGGGCGTCCTGCCTTGATGACTCGTTGCTGCGATGGAGGTATTAAACACAATGTTTATTCTTGTGTCAACTTTTTGAGTTGATAGTTTTAAACATAATGTTTATTGGGTTGGGCGAGAAGAGTGCAGGCACAAAAAAACCGGCTCGGGGCCGGTTTGATGGTGATGGGGGGTAGTCGTTCAGAACTACTTTTTAGGCAGCTCTGGCCTTTTCACCTGACTTAACAACTTAGCAACATCAACTTGGGGAATTTCACCTGCCTTAGCTTTAGACGCAATGTAGGCAGGGAATTTCGTTGGCAGATAAGATTGTTGCATCCACCTTCTGAACTCACCCAGGGCATCATCAGGGTAAACCCAGGCATCTACGGCACCGGCTCTACTCTGGGGAAACCACTCAGGATATACATGAGGATGCTTTGTTCTTTGCCCATATCTTGCATCAAGATTGGAACTGGTCCAATGCTTGCCCCATGTGACACCAACGCTAATATCTGGCACAGATGCCGGGCCAAAATTGAAACCACCATTAATCATTTTCAGTGAAATATCAGCCATTTCACTGAATACCGAAAAGTAGCCAAATGGAATCTGGGAGTTTAGCTGTAGGCGTTCATGGAAGCATTGCCAAGCTCCACGTTGAGGATTTTCTGGGTCGATCCCAACGCTTAGGAAAATGAATCTTCTTAAGGTGTTTTCGGCGAGTGCTCTAAAGTTTTTTAGCGCTATGCTGCTATCAAACTGGCCGCCAGCTGCTGCATCGAAGGCATAGTATTCAAGAATTGCCATGCATACATTGTCAGGGTATGCATGTGTTTCTGTGCCTTGATTGGTAATTGTTGTGTAGAGCTTGGTTAGTCGAAGGCCTTTTGACCGGAGAATCGCATCAATTTTTTTACCACGCGGTTTTGTGCGCTCTTCAAGCCAATTCGTAGTAAGGCGAACCATTGCAGCTGAATCCACACCGCAGAGCCTAGAAAGGCCGCGCATGGTCAGATATGGAGTCCCATCGTTCAGAACGCCCATCTGAATCCCATCAACCTCGATCTCTTTAACAGGGAAGAGATCTAGATTTTGCTGCTGTCCAGAGGAAGGTAAATTTGGTGTATCCATATGATATTCCTTGCTTTATAGGTGCTGACCAAACGTGGCAGCTTCTCCCTGCAAAGGTTTTGCTCACCAGTCTTTGCTGGTTTCAGGCTGTGTGTGTTTTACGGCAAATGCCAAAATTTTTAATCTGTCGGCTTATACCGCCCGCGAAGGTACTTCTCAACGTAATCATCGATCTCTTTCAGCCGCAGTTGGAAGAGGTCGATCATTCGCTCTTGTTCTGCCGGTGGAAGTTGGCGGAACAGTTCAAGCATCTGAACTTCATTGGGAGCAAGGCCGGTATTTTCATCAACATCCTCGCCAAGGATCCAAGCAACAGAAACGCCAAGAGCTTCAGATAGCTTTAACGCTGAGCTTTTCCCAACAGCCCCTCGTAAAAACCAATTATTAACCGATTGTGGACTCACGCCAGCTATCCTGGCCATCTCCGCCTTGGAGATACCTTTCAGCGTCATAAGTTCATTTAAGCGCCTTATCTGAGGGTGCTCAATCTGGTGGTTTTTTCCTTTCATTCCCTAATTTTAAACCAAAAGTTTACGCCCTCATAAACTCATAATGTTGACATTTAAATAAACATTATGTTTAATTTGGGTTGTCAAACCTATGGAGATACCTATGAGTGCTTTAGAAAAAGCCATTTGTGCAGCAGGTAGTGCTACCAAATTAGCGAGTCAACTTGGGATTTCGTCCATGACGATTAGCCATTGGAAGAATCGTTACAAGGGGCTGGTACCCGCTGATCGAGTGTTCCCGATTTTTAATGTTACCGGCGTAACTCCTCACGAACTGCGCCCAGATCTTTACCCAAATCCGACTGATGGGTTACCCCAAAGCGAGGCTTAACCATGTCTTTAACATTTCAAGATGTTATCAGGGCTGGTGGCCAGCGGCTGAGTTCAGGAAATCAGTCTTCAGTCCGCCGCCGAACAGTAAAACCTGATGCCGTCCGCCAGGCGGTTGATGAATGGCAGGGCACGCTGCCGGGCCGGGCGCAGGAGACCATCGCCAAGCTGATCACCGATGAATGGTTCCGGCGTGGCGGAAAAGGCCTCCAGCTGGGCGACATTGAGCGCAACAACCGACAGAACATCTTCCGCTGGTTAGACAACCCGAACCGTACAGAGAAATACGCCGGCTATGTCCTGCAGCTGGCGCCGGTGATTGCTGACGTGATGCCGATCGAGATCGCCAGAAAATACGGATTGAAGCAGGGTAAAACCAAGCTCGAGTTGGTGGCCGACGCCATCAAAGAATGCGCAGACGCAAAACAGGCGGCATTACTCGGCGCACCGCTGCGAGAGCTGGAGAAAGAGATCCGCGAGGGTATCGAATCGCTGGTGCGCCTGGCCCCACCGGACAGATGGGCGGCCGTTATGGCCAGCGCCGCGGCGATGTTCAGCGGCTGCATGTAATAACCGGAGCATAAACCAATGGCTAATTTTTCAAGAACACAGATCGAAACGCAGATCCGCGCCCAACTGGTGCGCGAGGGAATTCCCGACGACGTGGCGCGCTCGGCTGCCGGCCGCGGCGCCGATCATTACCTGTCCAGCCCGAACGCGACGATCGCCAGCAGTATCGCTATCGCAAAGACGTACGCAAAGCCGCTAAAGCGGGTAAAGGGCAAGCCGGATCGCCCGCATGTACCTGGGCGCCGTATGGGGCGTCGTTGATTATGCTTTGGGATAAATTCTTCCGCTGCTATGTCGGTGATTGCGTGGATCTCATGCGCGAAATGCCTGAAAAGGCATTCCATACCTGCGTAACAAGCCCGCCATATTACGCACTGAGAGACTACGGCGTTGAAGGCCAGATCGGCCTGGAGCCGACGCCGGCGGAGTTTATCCAACGATTGGTTGAAGTCTTCCGTGCAGTGCGTCGCGTACTCCGTGATGACGGAACGATCTGGATAAATATCGGCGACAGTTACGCGGCGAGATTCAGTGGCAATAACGGATATTCAGACGGAAGAACCAATCGGCAAGAGCGGCGCGCGGCAGGAGTGCCAGCAGGGGTTAAGCCGAAAGATATGCTCGGCATGCCGTGGCGTCTCGCCTTCGCGCTTCAGGACGATGGTTGGTATCTGCGCCAAGACATCGTTTGGCACAAAACTAACCCGATGCCGGAGAGCGTACGTGATCGCTGCACAAAGGCTCACGAGTACGTTTTCTTGCTGAGTAAGAGGCCAAAGTATTACTTCGACCACGAAGCCATCAAGGAGCCGGTAACGGGGAACTCGCATCCGCGCGGGAAAGGTGTCACGCCTAAAAGCCAAGCCAACGCATTCGGAAATCGCAACAACGCATCGTTCTCGGCGGCCGTCTCTGGATTGGTAGAGCTTCGTAATCGTCGGACGGTGTGGTCAGTGCCAACGCGACCATTCAAAGGCGCCCATTTTGCAACGTTCCCGCCGGCACTGATTGAGCCGTGCATTTTGGCAGGATGCCCGGCCGGTGGCGCTGTTATAGACCCGTTCGGCGGTAGTGGCACTACTGCGGGCGTTGCTGCGGCATACGGGCGTAAGGCGGTGCTGTGCGAGCTGAATCCTGAATATGCGGCTTTGGTGCCGGGCAGGGTTAGCGACATAGCGAATTCAATCACCGAAAAACGAAATACCAGGAACAGCTAATGGCGGCACTCCCGTACATGCAGTTTTATGTTGCCGATTACCTGGCAGACACCATGCACCTTTCAACGGAGGAACACGGTGCGTACTTGCTGCTGATATTCAATTACTGGCAGACCGGTAAACCATTGCCAAAAAACAGGCTTGCGGGAATTGCACGCTTATCTAACGACCGTTGGACGGACGTTGAACGGTCGTTGAACGAGTTTTTTATCGACGATGGAAATACGTGGATTCACCAGCGAATTGAACGCGATTTACTCACTGTGAAAGGGGCTCAGTCGCAGAGAAGTGAAGCAGGAAAAATTTCGGCACAGAAACGAGCGCAGAAAAAAGCTAAGGAAAATCAAAGCCAATCCAACGACCGTTCAACGGGCGTTGAACGAGATGGCAACGACCGTTCAACGAATAAAGATCCAGATAAAGATAAAGATCTAAAAGATAAAACCACTCTCTTAGATCGCGCAGGCGCGAATGATTCGAAAGCTGGTGATTCGGCGCCGCCGGCGTTCGAGGATGAAAATTGGTTGGACGAACCCAACGATAAATTCCCGATGACCGCCGACTGGCAGCCGTCGCCTGATTTCCAGCAGCGGGCTGCACTGTGGAATCGTGCTTTGGACGGGCCAGCGCCGGGATATACCCCTGGCGAACTGGCGGGCTTCGTAGCGTACTGGCAGCCCGAGGGGCGGCGGTATCACCAGGTGCAGTGGGAGAAAAAATTTGCCGACAGCGTATTGCACGAGCGTAGGAATGCGCCGACCGGCAAGGAGCGCCACCCCCGCCGGGGACGTTTCGAGCCTTCGGGCGAATACGGCGAAAAACCGCCGGGATTTAACTGACCAAGAGGTGAACCATGAAAACACCAGAGTCACTGATCAGCAGGCTGCAGCGCATCATGCCGCCGGGCGTTAAGCCGAAATTCAACACCGCTGAAGAGCTGCTTGCCTGGCATCGTACGGAAGGGGAGAAGCGCAGCGCCGAGCTTGAGAAGGCGAACCAACGCGCCCGCGCAGAGCGGATTTTCGGACGCTCGGGGATCTGCGACTTGCACCGCAACTGCACGTTCGCGAATTACCAGGTGAGCAATGACAGGCAGCGCCACGCCCTGAGCAAGGCCAAAAGCTATGCGCAAAATTTCGGCATGGGGTTTGGCTGTTTCGTCTTCAGCGGCGGATGCGGTACCGGAAAAAACCATCTGGCCGCCGCGATCGGTAACCATCTGCTGGCGAAGAATCACACGGTGCTGGTGGTTACCATCCCCGACCTGATGCTGCGTGTTCGGCGCTGTTACGACGGCGGAGAGTCCGAAGGGGCATTAATCGACGACCTGTGTAAGGTCGATCTGCTCGTTCTCGACGAAGTCGGCGTGCAGCGCGAAACACGCGGCGAGTGGGTGATTTTGAATCAGATTATCGATCGCCGGCTATCGTCGTTAAAGCCGGTGGGAATTTTAACCAACCTGAGTTCGAGGGAGTTAACCGATGTTTTAGGCGCAAGAGTCATGGACAGATTAACGATGGATGGCGGGATCTGGGTGGACTTCACCTGGGGAAGCTATCGGAAAAATGTAAGCCACCTGCGGGTGATTAAGTGATCGGAGCATAAACCAATGAGTAACAGAGTAACCGCAAAACAGCTGGTGGCTATCTGCCTCGGCAAAGAAATGAGCACCACTGAAATTTGGCAAGCGGTCAAATCCGCGCACCCGGCAAACACGATGACGCGGCAGGAGCTGGCGATCAGGCTGCGGTCGATGATCAGATCGCCGGACGTAAAAATCACAAAGAAGGGCTGCGGGCCGAGGGCGCTCTACAAACTGACAAGCGTGTCCGACAAATTTGTTGAGCGCGCCGAGGTGAATTATCGCGCCAATCCCCGTACCGGCACGCCGGATAAAACGCTGTGGCACTTCCACCCCAAAGAGCTGCAGTTCTGCAACGTCCACAAGATGTTTGATCAGGCGCTGGCCAACCTGCGCGGGAGGGCATAGGCATGATTGACAAGAATCAGGTTGTTGCTGTGCGCAGTAAATCTGCCGGCGGCCGGATCTTCGACACGGATGTGAATAAAGAGCCTCACCTCTACGAGTCGCTTTATCCCGAGGGGTACGTCTCAGCGTTGATCACTGAGGGGAAGATGCAGGATGCAATGTTGGTGAATGCAACTCGTCGGATCGTGGAGCTTGAGTCGCTCCTGCTTGTTCCAGTGGAACAAACTGTGTGGCCGGCGGAGATCGCGCTTGTTTTCTCGCAGCTCAATCATGCATCGAATTTGCCTGAATGCCATCAAGAACGCCTCCGCCATCACATAAACCGTATGTGGCTGGAGAGCGTCCCGATGCCAAAAATAATCACCGTGGCGTCATCCCTGGCGAAAACATTGGAGCAATACGCATGAGAGAAATCATCGTTGATAATTTCGCCGGCGGCGGTGGTGCGAGCACGGGAATCGAAATGGCTACCGGCCGCAGCGTTGATATAGCGATCAATCACGACGAGAACGCGATCGCTATGCACACCACGAATCACCCCAACACGTTGCACTACTGCGAATCGGTATTTGATATCGACCCCGTGGCGGCGACTGCAGGGCGCCCTGTCGGGTTAGCATGGTTCAGCCCTGATTGCAGACATTTCAGTAAAGCCAAAGGCAGCAAGCCGGTTAAAAAGGAAATTCGCGGCTTAGCTTGGATCGTCGTCCGTTGGGCGCTACGTACCCGTTTTCGCTGCGGTATGTTGGAAAACGTCGAAGAGTTCAAAACTTGGGGGCCGCTGGTGGCTGACGCTGAAGGAAACGAACGTCCTTGCCCCGAGCGCAGTGGCGAGACTTTCGCAGCCTTCGTGTCCATGCTGACCACGGGAATTAACGCGGCACATCCGGCGCTTGCTGAATGTTGCGAAGTCTTGGGGATCGCCATCGGCAGTGATGACCATCAGCGCCTGGTGAAAGGTTTGGGTTACGTGGTCGATTTTCGCGAACTCAGGGCGTGCGACTATGGCGCGCCGACCATACGCAGGAGATTTTTCATGGTAATGCGCTGTGACGCTAAACCGATCGTCTGGCCTGAGCCTACCCACGGCGATCCGAAATCCCTCGAGGTGCAAAGCGGTAAGTTGAAGCCTTGGCGCACGGCCGCAGAGTGCATTGACTGGTCTATCCCATGCCCGAGCATTTTTGAGCGCAAGCGCCCGCTGGCCGAAAACACACTGCGCCGCATCGCGCGAGGTCTGCAGCGCTTTGTTCTGGACTCTCCGGCACCGTTCATTGTGAAGTGCAACCACACCAGCACGAAGACAATTTACGATTGTTTCCGAGGTCAATCGCTGGGTGAACCGCTTCAGACCATAACAAAAACTCACGGTTATGCCCTGGTGGCGCCCCACATCACCAAATTCCGCACCGGTGCCACTGGGCAGCAGTGCGATGAACCGATCTCTACCATTACGGCTGGTAGCTCCGATCGCCCTGGTGGTAATGGTCATGCGCTGGGAATGGTTGAGGCAACGCTGACGCCATTCATCGCCGGTGCGGGAGGCTCAGAATATCAGGGTAAACCTCGCGTTGCGGATCAGCCGCTGCACACGGTTCTCAAAGAATCACATGCGGCCTTGGTTACGCCATACATCGCGCGTATCGGGCAGACTGGATTTGGCGGCGATCGCATGTCGTATGGTGTGAAGGATCCACTGACTACTGTCACAAGCAAAGCGGAACACTTGCTGGTGGCGCCGGTTATCGCCCGTCAATTTGGCGCCAGCGTTGGTCATGGCGCTGACGAACCGAGCGGCACAGTCACCGCTGGCGGTGGCGGGAAAAGCCAACTGGTATCAGCGTTTTTGGCGAAGCACTACGGAGGTAATTATACCGGCCCCGGTGCGGGACTCGATGAGCCGACACACACCGTAACGACTACAGACCATCATGCCATTGTCGCCGCACACCTGTTGGTTAACAACACGGGGCATCCAGGCGGAGCCGCCGACGCCCCCGCGCATACAGTTACAACTGGTAATCACCACGCGCTTGTATCTTCGCACCTTGTAAAGCTGCGCGGAACATGCAAGGACGGCCAGGCTGTGACGGAACCGATGCCGACAATTACGGCCGGTGGCCTGCACATCGGTGAAGTGCGCGCGTTTTTGCTGAAGTATTACGGAAACGAGAGAGAGGGACTGAACATCGAAGATCCGCTGCACACTGTGACAAGCCGCGACCGGTTCGGTTTGGTGACGGTTGCCGGCGTCGATTATCAGATCGTCGATATTGGTATGCGCATGCTCCAGCCCCATGAACTCTACGCTGCGCAGGGTTTTCCGGGGTGGTACATCATTGACCAAGACCATCGCGGGGTGAAATACGCGAAGGATAAGCAGGTGGCACGCTGTGGCAACGCCGTTCCGCCGCCGTTTGCCGAAGCGCTTGTGCGCGCAAACTTACCTGAAATGTGCGTCACCAAAGAGGAGATCGCGGCATGAGCAAGCTAACAAAGATTTTCGTTACCAAATACGCGCTGAGTTCCGGCCCATTCTCAGTGATGGCAGAAACCCAAAACGAAGGAAGCATGGCTTCGTGGAAAGGCGATGGTTACTGGAACTATGCACACGGAAAAGACTTCTGGCTCACCGAGGAAGAGGCGCTGGCCGACTGCGAGCGTCGCCGCAAAGCTAAGCTGGCATCGATCGACAAGCAAGCCAAAAAACTGCAGGCGATGGCATTCACTATCAAGGAGCTGGGTGCATGACACGCCTGATTAACTTCATCGGGAAATGGCTCCTCATCGCCGCTGTAATTCTTGGACTCAAGCAATTGCTAATTTTTTGTGGCTTAGCCCCTGTCGAGCTAACCCTGTCCGAGTTAATGAAGCCAGAACCTGCGCCGATTGTGTTCACAATTCAGGACTATAGGAGTAACCAAAATTGATAAATGTGACGCATAACGCATTAAATATGTTGAGTAATGACTGAATTTTAACCTGTAGCACATCAAGGCCCGCAAAGGGCCTTTTCTTTGCTTGCAAACTCAAATTATTCTAACCATAATTATACTGTACAAATAAACAGTATTTTGGCGTTAGGCTGTGAGAGCAGAATTAGTAATCAATAAAAAACAAAGCGTTACTAAGCCAAATTACACACAGCAAAGGAGGTTGAGGTGACCGGATTACAAGACACGCCCCCAGGAGGGTACAAAGTCGTGCGCTGCATGGATGATGCGGTGGTTGCCAGATTCAAAAATTTCCCCGTCTGCGAGCGGGCGTTGATGTACCGAAAGGGCGACCAGATCTCCTTCATGCCCCTACAGCCAGAAGATATTGTCGGCACACCCAAGTTGATAACACAAATTTTAGAGCGGGCCGGCTACCGTAACCTGAATTCTGATAGACTCACTTAACGGGCCTGAACACCCCGTGCCTGCTGCGCCACAGGAGAGAACATGGCGCAGTTACAACTCATCAAGCAATCACCAGGAATACTGATCCCGGCCACGCCGGAGACCAGCGAATTTCTGCAATCGAAATGCAAGCTCGGCGCCGTGCTGGTGGCCGATTTCAAACAGGTGCGCAACCCGGCGTTTCACCGTCGTTTTTTCGCGCTTCTCAATCTGGGCTTCGAATACTGGGAGCCTACCGGTGGCGCCATATCGACTAACGAGCGCAAGCTGGTTACCGGTTATGCCAGATTCTTGGCCACGTTCGGCGGCAATGAGCCAGCGCTTCTGAATGCGGCTGAGCAGTATCTCGAGCGCATCGCTGATCGGCGTGCCGGCAGCATCAGCGCGTGCAAATCCTTTGACGCGTATCGCGCGTGGGTGACGGTCGAGGCCGGCCACTATGACGCGATCCAACTCCCCGACGGCACTCTCCGCAAACACCCCCGCAGCATCGCGTTCGCCAACATGGACGAAACAGAGTTCCATCAGCTGTATCAGGCCGCACTCGATGTTTTATGGCGCTGGATCCTGCACAAGCCGTTTCGCTCCCATGAGGAGGCCGAGAACGCCGCGGCGCAGCTGATGAATTTTGCGGGGTGAGACGATGAAAATTTACCGCAGCAAAAAATGGTTGGCGGCCGTCGGGCAAATCGAACAATGCGTGTTGTGTGGAAACTGGGGAACCCAGGTCGCGCACCGGAACGAGGGGAAGGGCATGGGGCTGAAAACTGACGACTGCGCCACCGCGGCGCTCTGCGTTTGTTGCCACACCGCGATCGATAACGGCAAAGATCTCTCACGCGAAGAGCGGCGCCAGATGATGGACCGCGCGATCGTTCTGACGATTATTCAAATCGCCCGCCGCGGGCTGGTGGTGCCGCAATGATGAACGCACAGCAATTGGAATATATACGGCTGGAGTTAACCAATGCGCTGCATGATGACTCCGGCGGCACTAAGGGGCAACTCCAGGCATTTATCGAGCACCCGCCGGCGGATAAAAATCACTATCCGCGCCAGCGTATCCATAAGGTCGAACTGGAGGGGGAGCGCTGGGCCGATGCGGAAAATTCCGCCGTTTATGCGCTCGAAACACGCAGCCGCAGGCGACCAATGCCACCGATCAACGATCATGTCTTTTCGTCGTGCGCGTGGCGCCGCGCAGTCATGACGCTTGGCGAACATCAAATTGCCTGGCTGCGCTACTGCTACGGCTTCGATCTGCAGTTCAAATACCAGACCGAAATTTGCCAGCACGTGTGGGAGAGCTACCAGGCGTACAAAGTCGGCAAGCGCCTCCAGTCAAAAATTATTAAGCGCCTGGTGTCGTTAGTCTGGCTGGCCGTGCAGGAAACGGCGGCAAAAAACAAGAATGAGACGTACAAGGAATACGCCGGCAGCGCACTGGCCAACTTGATGAGCGTCGACCGCTCAACCTGGTCGCGAGTATATGCGCCGCACTGGGCGCGCCTCAAAGAGGTCGCGGAGAAAATGGATGTAGAAGCCTTGCAACTGGTGTCGACACGTCGCGAAGAGATTATTTATCGGTTGGAATTGCAAAATGCAACAAAATAGGGCATATTCGACGCTAATTTGATAAATTGCCAAAATTGTGTTAACCCGCCCGCGCGCGGGTTTTTTTATTTCCCGCTCCAGATGGGCGCCCCGGAAAGTTGCCGCTCTCCGGGGCTGTATGCCCGCGTCAACAGTCACGAGCACACCCGCCTATTGGAGTGCCGAGACCTTGAAAAATCACGTTAATGCAGTTGTATCACGTGCCAGCGGAAAGCCGGCGCCGATCGTCTATGCTGGCGAAACCGTCGGTTTTGGATGCGACGATCTCCACGTAGCAACGATCCCGGTTTGGCTTGCCCGCCTGGTGATCAGCCATTTTCACTACAGCAAGCGCGTAGTGAACAACTCCTATTTGCATCTGGGTATTTTTGACGGCCGCGAGCTGGTGGGCGTCATGCAGTGGGGCTACGCGATGAACCCGAGCAGCGGGGCGCGCGTCGTGACCGGCACCGGCAACCGCGAATACATGGAGTTAAACCGGCTCTGGGTGCATGACCGGATGCCGCGCAATACCGAATCACGCGCAATCAGCTATGCGCTGAAAACCATCAAGTTGCTTTATCCCGCTGTGGATTGGGTGCAGACGTTCGCCGACGAACGCTGTGGCAGGTTCGGCGTCGTGTATCAGGCGAGCAATTTCGATTACGTCGGCAGCCATCAAACGACGTTCTACGAGCTCGACGGAGAGTGGTATCACAAGATCGCCATGACGACGAAAGGGCGCAAGGCTGGCGCCCGTGGAAATTTCCTGCAGGCGAACGCACACCGCGCCACCGCACACACATTTAATCAGTTCAGGTATATCCGCTTTCTGAACAAGCGGGCGCGCCGGCGGCTTAACACGAAATTGTTCAGCCCGAAGCCATACCCGAAACCTGAGAATTCACCCTAGCCCGGCACCAGCCGGGTTTTCTTTTTCATCACCCGGAGATCGGGCCAGCCCCGACAGGGGGAGGACATGAAAATGCCTGACAAAAACCCCGATGTGTGGGGGCAGTTGCTCACATGGCTTGCTGCCCACAAGGAGGGAGGCGGCTATGCGGCCACGGCTGCGGTAATGGCGTTACTGCGCAGCGCATACGTTGGCCAGCAAGGATGGACTCGCCGACTAATTGACGCCGCCATGTGCGCAATGGTTGGTTATTTCATCAAAGACTGCCTGGCCGCGTTCGGCTGGGATTCCACCTATGCCTATCTCGGCAGCATGTTTATCGGCTATGCCGGCGTCGACTATTTCGGAAATATGCTGCGCCGCATCGCCAGCAACCGCACCGGCTCCCCACGACAGGAATAATTCATGACTCAGGATCAATTCAAAGAGGCGGCCGGTATTGGCGCCGGACTGGCCGCGCGCTGGTTTCCACATCTGGAGGCGACGCTCGCCGAGTTTGGCATCACCTCGCCAGTGGCGCAGGCAATGTTCATTGCTCAGGTAGGGCATGAGTCGGCCGGTTTCAGCGCAGTAGCGGAATCATTCAATTACAGCGTTGATGGCCTGATCGCCACATTCGGCCCTAAATCGAAAGCCAAACGGCTGACGGCGGATCAATGCAAAATGCTTGGGCGCCAGCGCGGCGAATCGGTGGTGCCGGAGAACCGCCAGGCGGCGATCGCGAATCTCGTCTACGGCGGCCGCCTGGGTAACAAATCTACCGGGGATGGTTGGAAATACCGCGGGCGCGGCCTGATCCAGATCACCGGCGCCGACAATTATCGCGCCTGCAGCGCCGGCATCAAAACCGATTTGCTGTTGGTGCCTGACCTGCTGGAAAAAGACGAGTACGCGATGCGCTCCGCTGGCTGGTTCTGGAAGTCGCGGAATTGTGGCCAGTACGCCGGCGACGTCGAACGGGTGACGCTGCTGATCAACGGTGGCAATAACGGGCTGGCAGACCGCAAAGAACGATTTGAGCGTGCGCGCCAGGCACTGGCATGAGCGGCTGGCTCTCAAACTGGCCGGCGGGGAATGTTGCTCCTGCTGGTGACGGCCATCTTACTGGGTGGTTACAGCTCGCTGTTGTCGCACCGGCTGGAGCTTGTACGCCAGCAGGCCGCAGAACAGCAGAAGACGCTGGCGCAACAGGCAGGACTGATCACCACCCTGCGCGCGGATGACGCCCGTAATCGCGCAATGATGGCCGAACAGCAACGGAGAGAGCAGCAGCTGCGCCAGCAGGGCGAAAACTACCAGAGGAAATATCAGGATGCCATTAAAAATGACGAGTGCGCCCGCCGCCCTGCTCCTGGTGCTGTTCTTGACCTCCTGCGCGGAACGGACACCACCGCCGCCGGCGCCGCTCGTGCTGTTTCCCCCTGAATCGGTGTTCACCCCCTGCGAGCAACCAAAACTGCAGGGTGATACCTGGGGGGATATCGGCAGCCACGCGCTGGCGCTGCAAACAGCCTTATCAATCTGCGCCGGCCAGGTGGCCACGTTAAAACAATGGCGGGAAGCCGCCGGGAGAGGACTGTGAATAAGTTAATAAAATATTGGCGTGTGCAGCTATTCGCAGAAGCCAAGGAAGGGGAGCCACCGTTGATGGTGGGATACCAAAAAACGTGTGGCTTGGATATCAGCGTTGCAGGTTTTTTAACCCTGAGCGATGAAACTGGAACCGTAATCCAGGGTGTGCGGTTGGATCAGTTCGCTGCTTTCCGTGTTGAACCTATTTATGAGGAATAGCATTACAGGTGGCATTCACTGAGTGCCATCGATAATGCGCAAGCAAAACCATCAACGGATCCTGCCAGGTCACCCTGACTATTATCCGCTGGTGGTTTTTTTATGGAGTAACGCCATGTCGAAACCGGAAGAAAGCGGCCTTGAGCGCGATTACTGTGCCGGTCAGCTTTCTCTCCGTGAGATGGCAAAGATATACGGCATCAGTGAAGCAGCCATTAGAAAGCGGGCCAAAAAGCATGGGTGGGTACGCAGTGAGAAAACTGGTACGCAACCCGGTACGCAGGTACGCAAAAAAGGTACGCAAAAAGAGAAGGTGCGCACCAAGCCAAAAGCGACAGAAAAAACCTCAGAAAACGGCGAGGTGGAACTGACCGTTGATCCTGATGAATACGGACTGACGTTGCAACAGGCGTGGTTTGTTCATTGGTGCGTAGTGAGTAAAAGCAGGGTTGAAGCGTACCGCCTGGCTGGCTACGAGGGGACAGGGAACACCGCCTATGTGGGCGCCAGCCGTCTGTACAGAAGGGATAACGTTCGGCGCGCTATTCGCGACCTGCAGGAAAGAACGGCAAAGCGCTACCAGGCAGACCTCGACGATTTGATAAATCAGCTGGTGGCAATAACCAAAGCTGACCCGAACGACCTGATGCAGTACCGGCGAGTGAATTGTCGTTACTGCTGGGGTGAGGGACACAAATACCAGTGGCGAGATCTGGGCGAGCAACTTAAGGCCGAAAAAAAAAAAGCCGACGCCGACAACAGGCCTCCGCCGGATTTGTCGGGCGGCATTGGGTTTATCGAAAACATGGATCCCAACCCGGACTGTCCGCATTGCAACGGCGAGGGTGAAGGTTATGTCCACATCCACGACACCCGGGACCATGTTGGCGACGCGCGATTTTATTTCACTGGTGTGAAGGAAACGAAATTCGGCATCGAGATCCAAACGGAGGATAAGAAAGCCGCTCGGGCCATGTTGATCCAACTTATCACGAAACTGGATCTGAATAATCCGGCGAATGACGCACCGAGAGGCCTCGACGATTTCTATGCAGACATTGGACAAAGCAAGCCTGAATCCAGCGCTCCGGCAGTTCTGGACGACAAAGGCGAGGAATAAGGTTTTATACGGTGGGCGAACCTCATCGAAGTCATGGGACGCCGCCGGCTTTGCGACGTTCCTGAGCGACAAATACCGCCTGCGTTTTTTATGCACGCGCCAGATCCAAAACAAAATTGAGGAATCGGTGTACGCGTTGCTGAAAATTCAGATCGAGCGGTTTGGCCTGCGTCATCGCTTCCGCATTCTGGACAACAAAATCATCAACCGGTTTACCGGCAGTGAATTCATGTTTTACGGGTTGTGGCGGCACGTTGACGAGATCAAGTCGCTGGAAAGCATCGATGTGCTCTGGAACGAAGAGGCGCACGCCATGACCGAGGCTCAATGGGAGGTTCTGGAGCCAACGATCCGTAAGGAAGGATCGGAGTGCTGGTTTTTGTTCAACCCGCGTTTAACGACAGATTTTGTCTGGCGAAATTTCGTTGTTACGCCGCCGCCTGAAACGCTGGTCAGAAAAATAAATTTCGACGAAAACCCGTTCCTCAGCCGCACCATCATGAACGTGATCGAAGCGGCCAAGGCCCGCGATGAGGAAATGTTCGAGCACGTTTATCTCGGCGTGCCTCGCACGGACGACGATGAAGCCATTATCAAGCTCTCGTGGATAGAAGCCGCTGTCGACGCTCACAAGGCGCTCAACATCGAACCGGCCGGCCGCCGGCGCGTAGGCTTTGACGTTGCCGACAGCGGAGCTGATAAGTGCGCCAACGTGTATGCGCATGGTTCGGTGGCGCTTTGGGCTGATGAATGGAAAGCTCTGGAAGACGAGCTGATGAAAAGCTGTAAACGCACGTACAACGTTGCGTTGAAGCATGATGCGGCGATCGTTTACGACAGCATCGGCGTTGGTGCATCGAGTGGCTCTAAGTTTGCCGAAATAAACGAGGAACGTGAAAACGCCAGTGATTGGGGCGCGGAAGCGATCGAGTATTTCAAATTTAACGCCGGCGGCGCGGTCTTCGAGCCAGAGCGTGAATATCAGCCAGGCATCACCAATAAAGATTTTTTCGCGAATATAAAAGCGCAGGCCTGGTGGCTTGTCGCTGACCGCTTCCGTAATACGTACAACGTGATCAACGGAAAGGAAAAACGCGAGAGCTTTACTGACGACCAGCTGATCAGCATCGATTCCGATTGTCCGCTGCTGGACAAACTCAAATTTGAGTTATCCACGCCGAAACGTGATTTCGATAAAAACGGGCGCGTGAAAGTGGAAACAAAAGACGATCTGAAAAAGCGCGACATTCCATCCCCGAACGTCGCCGACGCTTTCATTATGGCCTTTGCGCCGATCGAGATGCCGCTCGTGATTTCCGATGACTTCCTGGAGAATATTTGATGTGGCCCTTTAAGCGAAAAAAAACGAGTGGCGAGGCGCCGCCAGTGCAGGAGGCGCCAAAATCGCCAGGGATTGCGATCAGCGACGAGATGCTCGCCGAGGTCGGACACAAAAAGCGGCGTGAGTTCGAGAAATACGAACCGCCGGCCGGTGTTATCCCTGACGATATCCGCAGTGGAATTCTTGCGATGGATGCAACGCCATACGATTCACTGAACGGCAGCTACCCCGATTACGTTTTCGGCGGCTTCCCTGGCTATCCCTATTTGGCGCAACTCGCCCAGCTGCCGGAATATCGCCGGATGGTAAGCGTGATCGCCGAGGAAATGACCCGCAAATGGATCAAGGTTAAAGCGGCCAGTGACGGGGATGAAAGCAAGGCTGACCGCATCGCGCTGCTCGTTAAGGCGATGGAGCGTTACAAGGTGCAGGATATTTTCCGCCTGGCTATTGAGCACGACGGATTTTTCGGCCGCGGCCAGATATACATCGATGTGCGTTCCCCGCGCGGTTTGTCCGCATGGACGGATCCGGAGGAGCTGCAATCCCGGCTGTTCCTGTCCAACAAAAAAATCACGCCCGGCTCGCTGGTGGGCTTTCGCGTGATTGAGCCGGTATGGACCTACCCAGGCATCTACAACGCCGATAACCCGCTGAGCGATGATTTCTACAAGCCGGCGGAGTGGTTCGTGATGGGTAAGACCGTACACGCCAGCCGCATGTTGGATCTGATTTCCCGGCCGGTGCCTGACATGTTGAAGCCGGCCTATAACTTCGGCGGCTTGTCGCTGACACAAATCGCCGAGCCCTACGTCAATAACTGGCTGCGTACCCGCGATAGCGTGGGTGATGTGCTTCATTCCTTCTCCCTGAGCGGCATCCTCACGAACATGGGGAATGCGTTAAGCGGAAAGAACGATCCCAACTATGCCAAGCGCGCGGAGCTGTATAACCGCACGCGGGACACGCGCGGCTTGTTGATTCTGGACAAGCAACAGGAGGAGTTCTTCCAGTTCAACACGCCACTGAGCGGGCTGGACACGCTGCAGGCGCAGGCACAAGAGCACATGTTCTTTGTCAGCGCGATCCCGTCGGTGAAGTTCGCCGGCCTTAGCCCCACGGGTTTGAATGCCTCGAGCGAGGGCGAGATCAAGGTGTTCTACGACACGATAGCGGCCGGCGCGTCCAGATTGCTCAAGCACCCGATAAAGCGCGTGATGGACATTATCCAGCTGTCGGAGTTTGGCGACATCGATCCGGATATCACCTTTGAATTCGAATCCCTGCACGAAATGACGCGTGAACAGCAGGCCGCCATCCGCAAAACAGAAGCGGAGACGGACCAGATTTACGAGTCCATTGGCTCAGTGACGAATAACGAGGTGCGCGAAAAACTGGCCTCTGATCCGAACAGCCCCTATAGCGGTCTGGATTTAAGCGGGGAGATTGAGATTGACGACGACGAAGACGACGAAAACTTCAACCTCGAGAAAAGCGCGTCGGAAAAAGACCCTCCGTCAGATCCGACCCAACGCGGGGATTGAGGCCTGGTACCGGCGGCAGCTGGACAGGGCGGTGCAGGAGCTGCACAACAGCACGCTTTACTGGCTGCGCGCCGAATACCGGCAGACCGGGCTGGCGCAGGATGCCTCACCGGCGATCATGATGCGCGATGCCATGCGCAAATTGTCGCGGCGCTGGCGAAAAAAATTCGATGTGCTGGCCGGAAAACTGGCTGAGCGTTTCGCTTCTGATGTGATGAAGAATAGCGATGCGTCGCTTTCCACTGCATTGCAGCAGGCCGGTTTCACGGTGCCCTTCAAAATGACGGCGGAAATGAACAACGCACTGCAGGCGACCATCACCGAGAACGTCAATCTGATCCGCTCCATTCCGCAGCAATACCTCACGCAGGTCGAAACGCTGGTAATGCAGTCGGTATCTCGCGGGCGTGATCTCGGCACCCTGACAAAAGAGCTGCAACAGCGCTATGGCGTCACCCGGCGCCGGGCGGCTTTTATCGCGCTGGATCAGAACAACAAGGCAACGTCTGCCATGCAGTCGGCGCGCCAGCGTGCGCTTGGCATCCGCCGGGGGCGCTGGCGCCATTCCCACGCAGGGAAAGAGCCGCGCATCTCCCATGTGAAAGCCGACGGCAAAGAGTTCGATCTGGACAAAGGCATGTTTATCGATGGCGAATGGATCATGCCAGGGCAAAAAATACGTTGCAGGTGTGGATGGGAGGCGATTTTACCGGGACTGGAGTAATGAATGACGACTGAACGACTGGCATTTGACCGGGGTTCGGTGCGGCAAATTGATAAGGTCGGACGGCTGCAGGTCGAACGCAGCAACATCAGCAAGGCCAACGTGTGCGGCTATTACGGGCGAGAAATCCCGAATTCCGAGGCGCTAGGACTTGAGCCCGACCGGCTGTACATGCTGTACCGCGACCCCGACGAGCTGCGCAAGGCAGCGAAAACCTTCAATAACATCCCCATCCTTTGCCGACACAAGCCTGATTACCCAGGCGCGCCCGCGCGTGAACTTCGGGTGGGGACAACGCACGCCAACAGTGATTTTGATGGCACCTACCTAACAAACGGATTGTCGATTTGGGACAACTCCGCCATCGCCGGTATCGAGACCGACGAGCAACGAGAACTGTCATCGTCGTATGCGTACGTCGCTGACATGACCCCAGGCGTTACCCCGGATGGCGTCAAATTTGACGGCGTGATGCGGGATATCGTCGGTAACCACGTGGCGCTGGTCGGTGACGGCCGGGCCGGATCCGATGTGCTGGTATTTGATTGCCTCCCGAAGGAGTTACAAAACATGAAATTAAATCGTAAGGGTGTCGCCATGCGCGCAGCGCTGGGCGCCTATCTTAAACCTCGCCTGGCGCAAGACGCCTCGCCGAAAGACCTCACGCAATTGGTGGGCCAGCATAAACGCCCCAACGCGATCGCGAATGCGGTCAAATCCGCGTTTTCCGGCCGCCTGGCGCAGGATATGGAAATCGAGCCGGCCGAGCTTGCCGAACTGATGGAGGCCGCCGAAGAAGTGGTCGAGCCGGAAGAGAACGGGCCAGCGTTTGATACGGAAAACCCACTGGAAAGCATCCTGGCGCTGTTGTCCGACAAAGTGCCGGAGGAAGTGCTGGAAAAAATCAAAGCGGTACTGATGCCGGCGTCGGATGACACCCCGGACGATCCAGCAAAAGACCCGGTAAAACCGAATCCCGATATGGTCAGCAAACCGGCGATGGACGCTGCTATCAGGCTGGCGGCTGACAACGCCACCAAGGTGGCGGCGAAAAACTTCCAGGCGGTTCGCACCGCTGAAAGTGAGGTGCGCCCTCTGATTGGTGACGTGGTGGCGATGGACTCCGCCGAGGAGGTTTACCGCACTGCTCTCGAACAGGCCGGGATCGATATCACCGACGTACACCCAAGCGCTTACCGCAGCATGGTGAAGTATGCCGTAGAGCAAAAACAGGCCGTCAAGGCGCCGAAACTGGCGCATGACTCCGCGGCTGCATCGTCTTTCGCTGCCGATTTCCCTACCGCCGGCAAACTTAAAAAAGGTTATTAACATGTCAAGATTTCAGACGAACATTAACCAATACCCGGCTCCGGGTATTGAGGGGGCCTTTGCCAGTAACAACCCATACACCAGCTATGTGGCCGGTGAGGGGGCATTGGTCACCGGTGCTGACGGGTTAACCATTGGGCGATTTGCCTGGGTGGTGAAGGGCGTGGCATCGAACAAAGGCACTGGCGCGCCGTCGGGGTTTGTTCCTCGCGATGGCCAGGCGTCAATCGTTGAATGGCTGGGCGCGGCGTCTAATGTGATCCAGCCGGGGCGAGAGTGCACGCTGCACACCGGCGGTGATTACTGGGCGGTTACCACGACGGCAGCCACTGTCGGCCAAAAAGTGTTTGCGTCACTGACCACCGGCGAGATTGCTACCGGTGCCGCCGGCGCGACCATTGAAGGCTTTGCGGAAACGGCATTCTCGGTGGCCAGCGCCGCGGCGGCCAAAGAACGTATCAAAATCAGCACCTGGAGCAAGTGATGAATAAATTTAAGCAGCATTACGCTACCGCCAGCCGCGATTACGGCATCATCCTGCCGGGCGCGCAGGCTTACCTGCCGCCGGAGTACGCGAGCGATTTCGCGCTGGCGATGGATGCGCAGCCTAATCTGGTAACGGTCTCAAACTCCGGCGTGCCGGCCTATTTCACCAACTACGTTGATCCAGAATTAATTCGCGTGCTGGTGACACCGATGAAAGCAGCCCAAATCCTGGGCGAAACCAAAAAGGGCGACTGGACGACGCTGACCACTCAATTCCCGATCGTGGAGTCAGCCGGTGACACCAGCTCTTACGGCGACTACAACAACAACGGCATGGTAACCGCGAACGCAAACTGGGTGCCGCGCCAGAGCTACCACTACCAGACGCACACCCGCTGGGGTGAACGCGAACTGGATATGTACGGCGCGGCGCGCATCGGCTGGGCGGCGGAGTTGAATGTCGCTTCTGCCCTGGTGCTGAACAAGTTCCAGAATAAATCCTACTTCTACGGCATCGAGGGCTTGCAGAACTACGGCCTGCTGAACGATCCATCGCTGTCGGCGTCGATTACCCCGATTGACGTCGGCGGTAAGTTGAAATGGGACGATAAGGACGCCGAGGCGATTTATAACGACATCGTCAAGCTGTACAAGCAGCTCGTCAGTCAGACCAAAGGGCATGTCGAGCGAACCGACAAGATGAAGCTGAATATGTCTCCGTTGTCGGAAGCCAACCTGACGAAGACCAACCAATACAAGGTCAACGTTGCAGACCTGCTGCAGAAAAACTTCCCGGGTATGACCATCGAAACGGCGGTGGAGTATTCCAGCGACGCGGGTGAAGTGGTTCAGCTGATTGCCGAGCGTCTGGGGGAGAACGACACCGGTTACTGTGCGTTCACCGAGAAAATGCGCGCGCACGCCGTGGTGACGGAGTCTTCAGCCTGGCACCAGAAAAAATCCGCCGGTACCTGGGGGGCGATCATTCGCCAACCGCTGGCTTACGTACAAATGTTGGGGGTTTAAAAGATGGCAGAGCAAGTAACAGTGGGCTGCAAATTGCCGAACGGTTTGGTGTTGGAAGTCGACGGCCATCAGCAGGCGGTCGCGGGTTACCGCGGCGAAGATGTGCGCATTATCGGCGGCTATGGCCTCACACCGGTCGATAAGGAACTGTGGGACGCCTGGCTGAAGATCCACAAAGATCAGCCGTATGTAAAAAAAGGCGTGATCTTCGCGCAGGACAATGGCAACAGCGCCCGTGCGCAGGCCAAAGAGCAGGAAAAGTTGAAGTCAGGCCTTGACCCATTGCCGCAAAACAACCCGGCACCGGGGATCAAGCGTGATGATGAAGCGATGAATAAAAAGGAGTAATGCATGGGCGCCGTGGTTTTCAACATCAAGGCATTTCGGGCGCTTTACCCGGCGTTTGCAACGGGATGCGGATCGGCGCCAAGTGATGACCTGCTCGAGGCGCTGTTCAATCAGGCCTCGACCCTCTACCTCGATAATACCGATGAAAGCAAAGTGCAGGATCTGAAAGAGCGCGAGCAGTTATTTTTCCTGCTTGTTGCTCATCTCTGTGCGTTGCGCGGATTTGGTTCAGGACAGTCGGGCGGTCAGGGAAGCGGCCTTGTTGGCCGCATTACCAGTGCCTCAGAGGGATCGGTTTCTGTATCGGTGGACAGCGCCGGCAGTAACGATCAGTCATGGTGGTATTTGCAGACTCCCTATGGCGCGGATTATTGGCAAGCGACCGCGCCCTACAGGACGATGGTTTATCACCCGGGCTCATCGCCATCGCGCTATCCAGATCACTACTATCGGCCGGTCAGGCGGGGGCGCTAAATGGGATCCAGTGTTCGCGGCGGTGCCGCGTTTAAAGCGCGCCTGGCGCAAATTGCCGACGGCCTGTCTTCGGGCAAGAGCCTCAAGGTGGGTTTTTTGGCCGATGCGACCTATGAGGACGGGACCCCGGTTGCGCTGGTGGCCGCCGCGAACGAGTTCGGAAAAATGGTGATGACCAAGGCCGGGGAGTCCTATTTTCAGCTGCCGCGGCCTTTTTTCCGCAACATGATTTCAGCCAACAGTGCGCAGTGGCCCGGTGAGTTTTCGCAGCTTATCCGTTCATCAAATTATGACGCGCGGTTAGCGCTTGGATTGATGGGGGAGCGGATAAAAAGCCAGCTGCAGGATTCTATCCGGGAGCTCAATTCTCCGCCGTTGGCGGAGTCGACCATTAAGCGCAAAGGGTTCGATAAGCCGCTGGTCGACACTGGCCACATGCAGAACAGCGTCGACTATGCCGTTGATGGAGGTGATGAGTGAATTTGCACGGTATTGTTTCGCGCGCCGTCGGCGCAGTTAATCCCTTCGTTGAGGCGCAGATTTATCGATCGCTCGGTGCCGAAAAACGTGAGGATTATTCCCGGGCGCCGGCCTATGACGCGCCTATTCCGATGATGGTACAAAAACAGGCTGTTACCCAGGGCGATATCCGCCACCTGGACAACCTGAATATTCAGGGGGTGTTCACGTCCATCTATACGAACGGGAACTGGTGCGGTGTGAGCCGAGCGAAGCAGGTCGGCGGTGACAAATTCGTCATCGCGGGCGAAACGTGGCTTGTGGTGGCGGTGCCGGAGAACTGGCCGGATTGGACGAGGGTTGTTGCATGTCTGCAAACGTAACGCTCTCGATCACTGAAAGCGATCTCTATAAAGCCCTTGGCGATTTTCTCCAGGGGCCTTTTGTTGATGCGCAGATCGAGCGCACCCAGCAAAACGGGGTGCCGATGCCACAGGGCGAATTTATCGCGATGACTTCGCTGAATTCCGCCGGGTTGTCTACGGCAGTGGTGAAGTACTCCCCGCCACTGGAGGCCGGACTGGGTATTCAACACATCACGCGGACAACGCGCTGGGAGTGTCAGCTTGATTTCTATGGTGACAGCGCGGAGCGAAATTCCCTGATGTTCGCCACGCTGATCCGCTCGGAGTTTGGCACCTCCGCTTTTCGCTGCTCCGGGGGCGTCTTAACGCCGCTCTACTGTAGCGATCCCCGTCAGACCACGATGATTAACGGCGAGTGGCAATACGAACCGCGCTGGACGCTGGAATTCATCGCGCAAATCAAACCGGTGGTCAGTGCGCCTCTGGCGTTCTTCGACAACGTGACCATCAAAACGACCACAACGGAGTCCATCGATGGCAATTCCAATCAGTAAAGACGTAAAAATCAAACCGGGCGTGCTATCCGCCGTGGGTAATGCGGTCGACCTCAACGGCCTGCTTTTAACCGACAGCCCTTACGTACCGATCGGCGACGTCCCTTCGTTTTCGTCACCCTCGAGCGTGGCCGATTATTTCGGTGGTGACTCTGACGAATACGTTATGGCATCCATGTATTTTCAGGGCTACAACAACGCGACAAAATCTCCGGGGGCGTTGCTGTTCGCCCGATTCAACCGCGCGCCGGCGGCCGCATGGTTGCGCAGCGGATCGTTTAAAGGGGTGACGGTCGAGGAGCTGAAAAAAATCTCCGGTACGCTCACGATCAGCATCAGCGGGAAGAATGCCAGTGCGGAAGTCAATTTCAGCGCGGTAACCAGTTTTGCGGAGGCGGCCGCCGCGTTGCAAACCTCATTGACGGCCGCCGTGGCGACGGTGGTATATGACACCACGCACAATGCCTTCATCATCACTGCTGCAGGCGCCAAGCCGGAAGCGACGACCATCGCGTATGCGACCGGCACCGCAGCGGCACCCATGAAGATGACCAGCGATCTCGGCGCCAAGATCTCCCAGGGGGCGCCGGCGGCAGTGGTTCCCGCGCTGTTCACGGCAATCATCGCCAAGTCGCAGCAGTGGGCTTCATTCTCGACCGTTTTCGAGTGCAAGGATGATGAACACCTGGCGTTGTCCGCATGGGCCAGCGCGCAGGAGGAGCGCTTTTTCTATGTGGCGTGGACCACCAACGAAAAAGCCCGAATTACGGGCAATCAGGATCACATCGCGTACAAGATCATCACCGTGAATAATTACGGGAGTGTCGTGCCGGTGTTCTGCACTGACGTGAAAAAACCTGCATCCGTATTGGGATATGCCGCTGCGCTGGACTTTACCCGCACAGAAGGGCGCGTGCCGTTCAAATTCCGCGAATACAACGGGCTGGCGGCCGATGTGACCAGCGGGGATGAGTACGACGTGCTGATCGCCAATGGCTATAACTTCTACGGCAAGTACGCCGCCAATAACATCGTCGAGGATTATTGGGCAGATGGCTCGATCACCGGCGATTTCAAATGGCTGGACAGCTTCGCCGGGCAAATTTGGCTGAACGCCAACCTGCAGGGCGCGGTGCTGGCGCTGTTCAAATCCAACAAGACGATCCCTTACAACAACGCCGGGCGCGCGCTGGTTGCAACCTCGATGACCGATGTGATCGAGCAGTTTAAAGCATGGGGCGGCATTCGTGCCGGGGTGACACTGTCCGCGGCGCAAAAACTGGAGATCAGCAACGCAGTAGGGGAAGACGTGTCGGCGACAATTTTCGCGACGGGGTACTACCTCTATGTCGGTGAAATGCTGCCGGCCCTTCGACCAGGTCGCACCAGCCCGAACTGCGCGTTGTGGTACAGCGACGGCGGCAGCATCCAGAAATTGAATATTGCATCGACGGAGGTTCAATAATGTCCAACACCATCACTTCTGCCGACGCCATCATTACGCTGTCGGTAATGAACCTGTACCCGTCAGGCGTGCAGCTGCAGGGATTCGCTGCGGATAATATCTACGGGACCGACGCGCTGAGCCTGGCAGAAACGGTGCGCGGCGCCGACGGCAAGTTATCGGCCGGCTTCATTTACGGCAACATCAACCAGACGATCTACATTATGCCGGATTCGGAAAGTCGGGACGTGTTCGATACCTGGGCTACCACATCGCGCGCCAGCGTGGCGGTGTTCCGCTGCAATGCAACGGTTATTTTGCCGGCGCTCAAGCGCAAATATAAATGCGTGAACGGCGTGCTGAAGCAGTGGAAGGCGCTACCGGATGCCGGCCGCATTCTGCAGGCCAGCCAGGCGATCATCGAATGGGAATCCATCACTCCGGAGGCGTTTAACTGATGGCACGTAAAGAGACGTTTATCACTATCGACGCCGCTGGGCGCGATCAGGGCAAGGTTTTCTATATCAAGGAAATGTCGGCGTCACAGGCTGAATGGTGGGCTTTGCGGGCGCTGATGGCGATGGGGCGCGGCGGCGTCGAGATCCCCGATAATTTACGCAGCATGGGGATCGCGGCGATGGCTGTTGAGGGCTTAAAGGCGATTTCGAAGATCCCCCCGGATGAGGCCAAGCCGCTGCTTGATGAGTTGATGACCTGTGTTCAGGCCGTGCCGAATCCAGCGGATAAAACCGTGGTCCGCCCTTTGATTGAAGCCGATATCGATGAAGTGGCCACACGCCTTAACCTGCGCGCGGAGGTGTTCAAACTGCACGTGGATTTTTTCGCTACCGCCAGCCGCTAGATATCCCGCCTCGTTTTGCCAATCCTGACAGGCCTTTTGGGCTTGTCGATTACACCAACGTCCCGCACACCATCGCCACCGTGATTTCCGCCGGCAAAGCCTCCAAGGCTGAGCTGGATGCGGTGCTTGGTGTGCAGGACCTGTGGGATTTGTTGGAAATCATCCAGGTGGACGCCCATAACGCACGCGTAATGCAGGAGGGGAAATAGTGGCAATGGTACTTGACGAGCTCGTCCTCGCCCTGGGTATTGACGACAAAAACTTCAGCGCTGGCGAGCAGGCGGTAGTGGCAGGGCTTGACCGCCTGACAGCGGTCATGGAGAACGTTGCGCAGGCGTTCGACACCGGCGAGAAGAAAAGCAGCGAGGCGCTGGATAAAACCGGGAAAAAAGCCGACAAAACCGCCAAAGACATGGAAGCCAGCGGCAAAAAGGCGGCGTCGTTCTTTTCCAGTATTCGCGCCCAGGTGCTGGCGCTGGCCGGCGTCACGTTGTCGCTGGGCGGCCTCAAAAGCTTTGTTACCGGGTTCACCAGTAACCTGAACCAGTTGGCGACGGCGGCCGATGCTTTTGGCATGTCGGCCAAATCGCTGGATGGCTGGACCAAGGCGGGCGAGGCGTTCGGTGTCAGTGCCAACGAGATCGTGGGCGCGTTCTCTCGCATCAACGATGCAAAGGCACGCTTAAAATCTGGCCTTGGGCTGGATCCTCAACTTCAAAGTCTGCTGCTGGCCGCTAACCAGGCGGGCGCTAATATCGATCTGGGCCGGGATGGGACTGAAGATATTGTCCGCAAATTGGCAGCCGCGTTTCCAAACCTGAATAAGGATCAGCAGCAGGCCTATGGCAGTGAGCTGGGGTATGGCTACGCCGCGCAGCAATGGTTCGGCTCTGGCCATGCGTTGCGCGATGTTGACCGATTTACAGCGCGCTCAGGCGTTGACGATCAGTCCATCGCAGCGGCGCGGAAGTTTCGCCAGCAGTGGGCAGAGATCAGCCAGGCCTTTGAGAAAACGGGATACATCCTCTTTAACGCGCTGCTGCCTTACATCAAACAGTTCAACGCGTGGCTGAATGATCTGGCGAACTGGATGGCACAGCACCCGGATGAAATCAAAGCCGCGGTGCAGGGCGTGTTCGATGTTCTGTCGAACATTGTTGGTGTCGCCGGTGAAGCCGCCAAGGCAGTAGGAGGCTGGCAGAACGCCATTCTACTGCTGGTTAGCGCATCAGTGGGTGGCAAGCTGCTTTCCCTGTTTAAAGGGCTCAGCGGGGCGCTGATGGGGCCAGCCGGCCTTATTGCTGCTCTGGTGGCGCTTGAGGAATTTGTCGTTAAACCCCTCGAGGAAAAATACCCTGCGCTGAAAGATAACCCTGTAGCCGATTTCCTCAACAACTTACCCGGTTCAGATTGGGTGAACGAATTGGGGAAAAAACTTCTGCCCTGGCGCCGCGATGAAGCGGATCCGGCTCAGTTCGCCCAGTCGGTACGCCGGCCACAGCCAACAAAGGCCGGTGAGGAAATGCTGGCGTGGCTTCAACCGAAACTCAGCAAGCTGGAGGAAACGTTCGGGCTCCCTGCCGGGCTACTGCGCAGCATGGTGATCACGGAGTCTGGCGGCGATACTCAGGCCATATCGAAAGCGGGCGCCAAAGGGCCGTTTCAGTTCATGCCAGGCACGGCGAAGGACTTCGGGCTGGTCGGCGATGACGTTTTTGATCCGGAGAAATCAGCCCATGCCGCAGCGCGCTACATGTCGCAGCTGCTGAAAATGTTCGATGGTGATCTGGGTAAGGCGCTGGCGGCGTATAACTGGGGCCAGGGTAATGTTGAGCGCAAAGGGCTCGGCGCGGCCCCGCAGGAAACGCGGGAATACGTGCCGAAGGTGTTATCCAACTTGCCGCAGCCGGGCGCAGGCATGGCGGCGCAGGCGCGCCAGCCGGTCGGCGGTTCGCAATCCACGATCACCGAAACAACCCATATCGGCACTCTGCAGGTGAATTCGCCAGCAGACAGCACGAAAGGGATCATCGACGATGCAAGGCAAAAAATTAATCGCTCCAGCCTTGTGGGCGCGTATGCATCGGGAGTATCGACATGAGGTTTTCCCTGAATCAGGCCACTGTACTGAATGCTGTGCGGGGCGGTGGCCTACTGTCTGTCGTTAACAGCGTGCTGGCACCGGGATACGGAATTTATTATGCCTCCGGCGCCAGTGTTGGCACGAAGCCCTTTTCGCCAACGTCATTTGTCGTTATCGAAGTGGGGGGCGAAGCGTCGATCACTACGGCGCCGATCGAGCGAGGTGGTTACACCTCGTTCAACAAGGTGCAACGGCCGGCAGAATTACACATTACGTTTACCGTGGAGGGCTGGACAGGGTTTTCAGGCGGCCTTCCGAACCTGACCAATCTCACGCTGACATCCCGCTCGGATGTGCTGGCCACCCTGGAGACGATGCGAACAACGGCGGAGGTTTATGACATCGAAACCCCCGACAAAACCTATTCGTCCTATGACCTGACCAAATACGATTATCGGATCCGAAGCGACGGCGGCCCGACGTTGCTTACGGTAACGGCGGTTTTTCAGGACGTGCAGGACGTGGCCGAGGTGACCGTCAGCAGCGAGACATCGCAGGCCGACACTACCAATAATCAAATCACCCAGGGAGCGAGCGCCAAAACGGAGCTCGTTACCTCTTCAACGAGTGGTTCCACCCTTTCAGATGTGAAGAAAGCGATCTCCGGCGTGCAGCGCTCGGCGTCGGAATTGGTTGGGAACATTGCCGATAAGGTTTCGTCAGCGGTCGAGGATGTGACCAAACCTCTCGGAGAGGTCACCGTCAGCGCGACGCAAAAGTTGGATGCGGCGGTTAAGCAATTGGCGGGGAGTTTAACCTGATGCTGGAAATTGTACTCAAGCCCCTTAAGTCTCAACGATTCACCGTCTCCCTGAATAATCAGGCCTGTGAAATTCGTCTGGCACAGCGTACCACGGGGCTATATATCGATCTGACCGTTAACGGCACTCCCTGCCTGCAGGGGGTGTTGTGCCTGAACGGCAACAAGATCGTGCGTTACGGCTATCTGCCATTCGCCGGCGAATTATTTTTCGCTGACCTGGCGGGAAACGCGGATCCTGAATGGTCCGGCCTGGGTGAGCGTTTCAAACTTTACTACCTTGCGCCGGAGGAAATGCCGTGAGCTATCAACAACGGGATATCAGGGTGGAGTTTACCCTGGCAGAGGGGCGAACGTTTGACGATCGGGGTAACGTGCTTACCGTCAAAAATGCGCGCTGTTATATAAGCCTGGCGGCGTATGGCGGGATTGCCGGCACGCAAATTACCCTTTATCTGTGGGGGCTCGTGGCCCAGCAGATGGCGGCGCTGAGCTACAAAGGGATTTGGATTGATGGGGCCAAGCCTAATCGGATCCGCGTATGGGCTGCTGACCGTCTGATTTTCGAAGGGTTTATCAGCGATGCATATGCGGATTACAACCAGGCGCCGGATGTGCCGCTGATTATTACGGCGAACATGATGTTTTATCTGCGGGCGAAAAAGGTGTCGCCATTTAGCGCGAAAGGCCCCGTCTCGATCGATGACATTTTGATGCCAATGGCATCATCAGTGGGGCTGAAATATGAGAATCAGGGCGTTAAACGCACGCTGCCCGATCCGTATTTCCGTGGGGATATCACGCAGCAGATGATCGAGGCGGCACGGGCTGTTGATGCCGAGATCGATATCAACGTGGAGAAGGTGACGATCTGGCCAAAGGGAGTATCCCGAAAAGAGCCGGCATTGCTCGTTTCTCCCGACCACGGATTAATCGGGTATCCCATTTTTACCAATGTTGGGCTGAGCATTTCGTGTCTGTTTTGCCCTGACATTTTTATTGGTCGCAAATTGTCGTTGGTGACTTCACTCCCGAACGCCAGCGGGCGGTATGCGGTGATCGGTGCTATGCACACGTTAACCTCATGGATTGAGGGCGGCCAATGTTCAACAAGCTGCGAATTGTTGCGGCAACCCGGGGGCTAATATGGAAAATTTTCATGTGAATGGCTCCGATCTGAATGGTGATATCAACGCTCAGGACTTCGTGATGCGCCAGTTTCTGGGGCGCCATGCGTTTATCACGTTGGGCTGGGTGATCAATGCCTACAAGAAGCACGTGGACATTCGCCCGATGGTGATGGACGTCGCCGGTGATGGCTCACCCATCGCGCATGAGGTGATTTACAACGTGCCAGTCTGGCGCCTGCAGGGCGGCAAAAGTGCGGTGATCATGCCACCGAAAGCCGGGGATATTGGACTCATAGCGATTTGCGATCGGGATATCAGCGCTGTTAAAGCGACGCACCAGCCCGCGATGCCCGGATCAAAGCGTACGCACAGCCTGTCAGATGCGCTTTATCTGGGCGGTGTCCTGAATGGCGACCCGGTGCAATTTGTTGAGTTTGCCGATCAGCAGATCAATGTAACTTCCCCCTGGAAAATAACGCTAAACGCACCCGACATTGAAGCCAATGGCGCGAAACGTTTTATCGTCAATGCGCCAGAGATCTCACTGAACGGCGCGACCGAGGTGAGCCAGAAGTTTACAGCCAAAGGCAAAGCTGATCTGCCCGCCGGCGCCACGATTAGTGGCATTGAGTTTGGTGACCACGTGCATGGTGGCGTACAATCCGGTGGAGGAAAAACAAACAAACCGGAGTAGGTATGAAATGGATCAATGTGTTGTTTTTGAATTTGCTATTTGTAATTTCATCGAATGGGAGCGCGGCAGTTACTAAATCAGATATTAAGCTAATGGCGGATGACGTATTTTCTGCGTGTCAGTATCAAGGTTTATTTTACTCCTTGGCTGCAATTAAGGCTATGACTGGAGTAGATAACGGTGATGTTGAAAAGTATGGGCGTGCCATAATGATGAAGGAAAATGAAATCAACAAGTTTGTCGGTTACTTAAAAAACAATCAAGATGAAGCTATGCTTTATCGAGGCGGTGATTTTTCCTCTAATTTCACTCAAGTCTGTATGCAAAACCCTAAAAAATATGTGGCAACATATTCCAGAATATTTAATTAGTGAAATAACTTTAGCGTTTTTGGGTTAATATTCTACTTAAATAAATAGCATTCCGCATAATCTGCCTTTGGGCGGGTTTTCTGTTTTATGGAGATAGAAATGCAAACTCGCTCACTTCTTCTCGATACGAATACCTGGGATCTGATGCTGGACGACAAAGGTAACCTGGCGGTCACGGACAATCCTTATGCCGTGGCGCAGGATGTGGCGTGCGCCTGCAGCACTTTCCTTGGCGAGTGTTGGTATGACAACACGCTCGGAATTCCTTATTACCCGCGGATCCTCGGCCATTGGCCCGGCACGCAGCTGATTAACACCAAAATGCAGCAGGAGGCGATGAAACTGCCGACGGTCTCCAGCGTGCTGTGTACGGCAGTCTCTGATGGCGATCGCCGCATTGGTGGCGTAATGACGATCACCGATACCAATTTCAACGATTACACGGTGCTGTTATGACGGATGAAAACACCAATTACACAACTGCGGTACCGGCGGTTACGTTTTCAAAAACGGGGCTGCTGGTGCCGGATGAGGTGGACATACTAAACGGCCGGTTAACCGATTTCTCCACCGCGCTGGGGAGCTCGATGGGGACCAGCCTGACAAGCCCACAGGGGCAGCTGGCGATGAGCGATTCGGCCATCATTGCCGATAAGAACGATCAGTTGCTGGCGATCGCGAACCAGGTGAACGCGGACTACAGCAGCGGCAGGTTTCAGGATGCGATTGGCCGGGTTTATTTCCTCGACCGCATCGGTGCCACCGGCACGACAGTAACCGGGACGTGCTCAGGGCTGGTGGATACGCTGATCCCTGCTGGAAGCCTGGCACAGGATGAAGCAGGGTATCTCTACGCCAGCCTGTCCGACGCCACGATCGGCGCCGCCGGTAGCGTTGATGTGGTTTTACAGAACCTCACGACAGGCCCGATCGGTTGCCCCATTGGTGCGCTCAGCAAGGTCTACAAAGCGATCCCTGGCTGGTCTGGTGTGACGAACCGCGCCGCCGGGGTGCCGGGCAACAATGAGGAGAGCAGAGCCGACTTTGAGCACCGCCGACGCAATTCCGTTGCCAACAATGCCCGGAACACATTGAACGCGATCCGCGGCGAGATCCTCGCAAAAGTTCCCAACGTAGTGGACGTATACGTTACGCATAACCCGACCCCAGTAGACAGACAAGTCGGCCCATCCAAATATACATTGAAGAAAAACTCGTTCTACGTTGGCGTATATGGCGGAAAGGCTGAGGATATCGCGGATGCTATCTGGCGCAAGGCGCCGCCCGGTGTCGACATGAACGGTGATTCCTCATACACGATTGCAGATACCGACGGCTATGAGCCGCCATACCCGGAGTATGTGATCACCTGGCAAGGGTTGAAGCCGGTGAGCGTGTCAGTGAGGGTTATCCTGAGAAAAAGCGAATATTTGCCATCGGACATTACCGATCAGGTAAAGAGTAAAGTGATTGCGGCATTCAATGGCGCTGATGGGGGCAATCGCGCGCGTGCAGCGGCTGCGATGGCCGCCGGGCGATTCTATGCGGGCATTTACAGCATTGACCCTTCAAACGTCGATGTTCTCAGCCTGGCGCTGAGCAGGGATGGTAACGCCTTTTCCTCATCCCTCCAGTTTGGAATCGACGAAATTCCGACGCTGGATCCGAACAATATCAGCGTAGAGCTGCAGGAGGTCTAAATTGCAGAATGTGGCCGCCACTGTGCTCGCACAGTACGCCGCCAGCCCCCGCCTTAACGCCCTGATCGGCAGCTTCAACGAAGCCGTTTCCCCCGACAAGTTCGTCGATGATTTTTACGATCTGATCTGGAACATCGAAACCGCAGAGACCTATGGTCTCGATGTGTGGGGAAAAATTGTGGACGTAAGCCGGCGGCTAACGGTCGACGATGACTTTAATTATTTGGGGTTCAGTGAGGCTCGGCTGGATACGCCAACGCGGACAGATCCCCGACCATTTGACCAGGTGCCTTTCTATAGCGGTGAGAGCTCAACGCAGACCATTGAACTTGCGGACCCGATCTACCGCCGCCTGATAATGATGAAAGCCATGAGCAATATCACCGACTGCTCGATACCGAATATCAATCGGATGTTGCGTTACATGTTCGGCGATCGGGGGCGCGCCTATATCCAGAACGATGGCGGAATGAAGATGAGCTATGTGTTCGAGTTTGAACTGTCAACCGCAGAGCTGGCTATCGTACAGTCCTCCGGCGCGCTGCCGGCGCCGCCAGGTATTAACGTTTCAGTAATTCAGAAGGCATAAAATGAAAGTGACAGATAAACCGCGTCAGATTGCAGTGCCGTTCGCCAGCGGTACTGCTGACAAAAACACGATCCCCAATAATGCCACGCAGGAAACCAAGGAGAAGGGCAATGCTGCCTATGACTCTGGTTTTCCTCCGCTGACTATGACGGCGATCGCGGCCGGAGGCATCCCGCCGCATGGAAAAGATTTCAACGGGTTGCTGAACGATATCACTGTGGCTATCCGCTTTTCTCAAGCCGGTGGCCATTACACCTTTGATTCGACATTTGCCTCGGCGATCGGCGGTTATCCCCGTGGCGCGATGGTATTGAGTTCTGATGGTTCGAAAATCTGGTGGAATACGGTTGATGCAAACACCACGGATCCGGATGGCACCAGTGCTGCAGGTTGGAAAAATCTGCTGGGGGATCCCAATGGCCTGTTCCTTCAAAAGTCTCAGAATTTGGCCGATCTGCAAAACAAAGGTGAGGCTCGAAAAAATCTTGATATCTACAGCAAAGGTGAAGGGGATAACAGATTTTTAATAAAGTCAAACAGTTTATCAGATTTGACGAATAAGAGTGATTCAAGATTCAATCTTGATGTTTATAGCAAAGGTGAAACCCAACAACAGGCTGCTAACATTGCGCAAGCAAAAGCTGATACAGCAGAAAATAATGCAAAAAAATGGGCTAATGACAACTGCTATAATAAATTTAATCCGCCTCCAGCACAATCAAGTTTTACTCTTGAATCATGGTATTGGGCTGACGTAAATAACCGCACAAATAGAATAATGCAGGGAGGAACAGTATACAGAACGGCTGATGTTATGACTGTGACATTTCCGATAGCATTTCCGCTTGGGTGTTTTTCTGTTCTGGTAACGCAAACTGCACAGATGGGAGTCTCTTCTCAAAACATCATCGTTCAAAATGTCACAAAAACAAGTTTCGATCTAGTAATGCGCTCAAGCGAAACGCAATGTTATTGGATGGCAGTAGGAGCTTAGGTATGATTTATTTTAGTGCAAAAACAAAAGGGTTTTATCCAACGAATATTGTATCAAAGGAACGATATGAAAATAATAATAGTTGGCCGGATGATACGGTTGAGGTTTCAATTTCTGACTTCGAAAAATACATATCAACACCTCCAATTGGAATGATGCTTGGGTCTAAAAATGGGAGTCCGGCCTGGGTGAATGAGTCTCAGTCTGAAAAAGGGGTGTTGGTAAAAATTGCGGAAATAAAAAAGCAGCAATTAATGAATGAAGCAGATAAAAAGATCTCCCCACTAGAAAGATCTGTAAGGCTTAACATGGCGAATGATACTGAAAAAGCGCAGTTAGAAGCATGGGAGCGCTATAGCGTTCTGTTGAATCGTGTAAATACTGATGACGCGCCAGAAATTTTATGGCCTGAGTTACCATATTAAACGAAGCCCGGAAATAACCGGGCAAATTGCAATGATTAGTTCTTATTTTGTATATCCCTATTCGAACGAGCCATGTTAATTAACAGCACTCCGACCCTGTGCGTAACGAACGACAGGGGGATTAAAATGGCAATAGATAAAATAATCTGGTTCGCCATTCCAGATATGCCAAGTATTCTTTTTAATGGTTCATTGATAAATGAAAAGTGCAACATATAGAACTCATAGCTTATGAGACTAAAGAACGTAATTGATTTTGCTATAAAATAAGGGGTAAGTTTTTGCATTTTATAAAATAACGCCAGCATCATTAATGCAATCACTCCAGATGTTAAATCCTTTATCCATTTACCATGAATATTTATTGGCGAGTAGTTGATGGCAACTCCGATAACCAACAGTATCAATAAATAAGATGGCTTTATGTTTAATGTTTTTGCATACGAGTTGTTAACCGTTAGGTAAACTCCTATGAAAAAACCAGAAAAAACAGAAGGAAAGTCCGCCAATGTATTGAAACCTACGCCAAGCAAAGTTGATAAAATAATCATTATCAGAAGGTAAAATAATGAGTGTTTGCTTTTAAATAACGTAATTTGCATTGGAATTGTAACATACATCATAAGTATTGCTGTGATAAACCACAATCCATAACCGATGCCTGCATTGTTCTGTACGTTAAATAACTCAAAAAACAAGCTCAATCCAAGTGAGTGTAGCAATATATGAGTTGAATCATATCCCCAAGGGTTGTTTATTCTACTAATTGCAAAAGTGATAGTTAAGCAGAGCAGTAAAGGTATGTAGATTCTAACAAATCGCCTGCTTAAATAATCACCAGTATTTTTTAAAGCGGAGGGTGTAATTAGAACCGCACTGACAATAGCAAGCATCGCCATTGGAACAGATGGGGAGAATAGGAAAAGTATTTTTGAAATATACGATCCCGGAAGCTGTTCTGAATAAACATGCGCAAGGAAAACAGTGAAGATTGCGAATGCTCTGGCTATGTCCAAATAAAATAATCGTTCTCTCACTAACATATCCTGTTGTTTTGCCATTAAATAACCAAGGTTTTTTCTCATGATAAGACTCACTGGAGTATTTCGCAACCCGGCTGGCGTAGCTGTGCCTGGTGCCCTGATAGCTGTAAAGTCGAAAAACAACACGCTGGAAACGTTCAAATGCATGTGCGTAGAAACCGTGACGGGTCTCGGCGGAGAGTATGAATTCTCGGTCGTCCCTGATGATTATGAAGTGGTCATCACCTATGACAATGGGATCTGCCAGCGCCTCGGCTTCATGCGCATCGAAGATGGAGCGGCGGATGGTTCCCTTAATGATTATCTGATTTATGCAGATCCAGAGCTTGCTCGGCCGCCGGTGTATTCCGACATGAAGCGAATGTCTGAGCGTGCCAAAGCGTCCGAAATCGCTTCTGCTGAGTCCGCTCGTGAATCAGCGGGCGCGCGTGATGCTTCGGTTGATGCCAGCCATGTTTCCGTAGCAGCCGCCGAATTATCAAGACTGCATTCGGAAACAGCAGTGCAAAGCGCTAGTGATTCTAAAGGGTATGCAGAAAATTCCGCCAATAGCGCTAGTGATGCGAAAGGCAGTGCGGATAGGTCTGATAGCGCTGCTGTGCGTGCAGAAACGGCGGAGCAAAACGCCCAGAACATCGCAGATGCGAATACCTACTACACAACACCTACCGATCCAGACGGAACGATTGCGGGCATAGCCGGGACACCAGACGGGAAAATGTTCCGAGTTGCTATTCCTGACGGCGGCGGTGTAACAGTCATTTTCAATTACTACAAAAATGCGGCGGGAGTTGCTGAATTTATTAACTCGGAGGCCAGTGAGCGGTTTGTAACGTCAGTATCGCGCCGCGTAATGCAGGCATTGCGCCGCGTTGGTGCGCTAGAAAGTAAAACGAAGCGCATTGCACAAAGCCGCGAGCACTTTTCTATGTCTCAGGATTCGGCTGGAAATGTCCTGACATCATCAGAATTCGGTCGATTCGATGCATTTGGTGCCGGTTCAAGACTGGCTAAGTCAATGGCTAAAAAATTAAGGATACCGCAAAACGTGTTGACGCCCATGCGTAGCCTCAGCGATTTTATCATCGCTAAAGACTTGGCTGGTAACGTGCCAATTGCTATCAAAGACGGTCTTATTTTTGGAAAAGGTATTCATAAGGACACGCTTAAAGGTTCTGCGATAATGAGCTTTACGGATGGTAGTTCGCTATGGCCGTACCGCGCTAAAGTGGCAAAGCATGATATTGGCAGCAATCAAAATCTGAAAATTATCACTGTTGGCGATTCGTGGATGGAATGGAAAGCGATTTCACAGGCTATCGCTAATTTGATTTACTCCAAATATGGTCGCGGCGGAGATGGGTGGATTTCATTTAATATCGATGGCGGCACGACGACTAACCATTGTCTAAATAATGTCTCTATCGAACATAATGGATTCACTGTCTATGATGCCTCGAATGGCAGTGCGCCGAATAGTGACATTGGGTGTTCACACGATGGGTTTTCGCTGACGTCTGCGAATCAGTTTGCGACGCTGCAAATTAATGGGACTAACTGCAATACGCTGCGCATCAACTATTATGACGGTGACGGTACGTTTAATTACCGAGTAGATGGTGCAGGCGACTGGGTGGCTGTTGTAGGCGGCAATTCGAAAACTAAAAAATTCGTCGATATCACAGGGCTGACGGACGGCGAGCACTCACTGCGCATCAACACAAATGGGAACACTGGCACCGTGGCCATCTACGGATTTAATGCTGATAAACCTACTGGCGCCACGCTATACAAATGCGGTAATGGTGGCATGACAACGCGAATGTATAGTTATGTGCTGCCACATATTCCGCATTTCGTTGAGTACATTAATCCAGACGTAGCAATTATTATCATCGGGATTAATGACTATTGGAGAAATGAGAGCGTCAGCGATTTTTATAATGGATATAGCAATCTGATTGATGCATATCGGTCTGTTAATCCCAATATGGGCATCATTCTTATTTCCCCTTCCGTACCGAATGCAACCAGCGCCACGGATATGTCAGTATTTAACGATGCAATCAGGAGCCTGGCAGTCCAGAAAAATGCCGAGTTCTATAGCGGATATGACGTGTTCCCTAAAAATTGGGAAGATGGTAATGCTGCAGGGCTCTGGTTTAACAACCTCCATCTAAACGACGTCGGCGCACAACTGCTGGCAACACAGAACGTTGAAAAATTCTTGTAAGGGGTTATAAAAATGCCATTTCCTGAGATCATTAATTGGACCATGCCAGGTGTAGGATTTCCGAAAGCGTCTGAATTCGAAACTATCGCTCTGGATGTTCCTGTGAAATTAGGTCTGCTCGGCGCGTATTTCACAACCGAATATACAGCAGACCCCCTCTATAACTATGCAGACCCTACAAAGCCGCTTAAGAAAATTGGCAACCCTCTTTTTGAGGGGCCGTATGCGGTCTGTAACGCGCAAAACTGTCTTGATACCGGAATTCCATCACAGAACGAAATGAGCGTCATCTCAATAGCACTGCGCTCAGATACTGCTGTGTCAGCCGGACAGGGCATGGTGGTGTCGAACTATGACGGCGTAGGCGGAGATTCACTGCGGCTTACTGACACATCCGTTATCGCTAACGCATGGGTAACTGCGGGATTAACGAATGCGATTACGCCGATCGTGAACATTCCAGGCACAGATTTTGTTATCGGTACCGGTCAATTCAACCCAGGCCGTTCTGTATCGGGTTTCTATGACCCGACCGCAAAAAACATTGTTTCCAACTCGTCGCTAGGGGCTGGCCGGCAAGTGCAATCAGGCACTCTACTGATCGGTGGCCATCGTAGTGCTGGGCAGTTTACCGGCTGGGCGCATGTGTCTGTTGTGCTCGTATTCAATCGGCTGCTGACAGTTGATGAGTACAAATCGATCTGCCTATATCTGCGGTTCACTTTTGGGCCGCAGTTCCTGATCTGGTAATGCTTTGGCGCCGGGAGGGAACCCGGCCATTCCTCAAAACTATCTTTCTTTATCGATCAGGCATCTGCCATTTAAGGTGTGAATCGGTCTTCACATAGGTTTTTTCTTACGCTTATACTGTATGTGTATACAGTATTTTGTTGTGAGGAAAAACACCATGGGAATGCCAAAATTTGCTAGCCCGGCAGCAGACTACGTTGAGCGCCGCTTGAGCCTTGACGAGATCTGCATTTCAAAGCCGAGCGCTACTTATCTACTCCGCGCCGCCGGCCAGGCTATGGCGGTCGGTATCCACGCTGACGCGTTGCTTGTTGTCGATTCGTCGGCGACGCCGGTACACGGCAGCATTATCGTAGCCGCCGAGGAGGGCGCGCACGTGCTGCGCAGGCTTCGACTTTACCCGTATCGCGCGCTTGAGTTTCTCGATGGCTCCGGCCGGGAAACTGAACTCGGTAACGAAGACTCGGAAGAAGGGATCGAGGTGTTCGGCGTGGTAATGTACTGCGTGAATGATATGCGGTCGTGCGAGTGGGATGATCTGCCTGTTATTTGA